ACACGTTCGAACACGCTAAACCAATAGAGGGCGTTACGGTTGTAGAATCGTGGTATAAAGAAAGCGAGCAAGATAAAAGTACATTTTTAGGAATGGACGTTCCCGTTGGGACTTGGGTAATTGGTTCGAAAGTGGATAATAGCGACATTTGGGCCAGCGTCAAAGAAGGAAAAGTAAAAGGCTTTTCCATTGAGGGTTATTTCGACCACGTGGGCCTATCAATGGGGGCGGTTAGCCCTGAGAGTTTGGCGCTTGCGGAAATAGAAAAGTTATTTACCGACTTGGTTTAAGTGTTATAAAGTGTTTAGTGGTTAAAAAAAGGGCTCCAAACGTGGAGCCTTTTTTATACCAAAAACAAAAACAATATATAGCACAAATGACGGGTTTAATAGTGAGTTTCCTCCCCGTTTTCGAGATTTAAAAAACGTCCCGCGCTTTCGTTTTTACCATTTGCGGGCAAAAATTCCATATATGCAAGAACCTGAGCAACGTCCACGAGGTCGGGGTTGAAGGTTAGCGTTTTATTAGTCGCGGTGTAACTGTTAACCGTTCCCGCTTTTACGTTAATCGTTGAGTCCTTAGCGGGGTCGACTGTGATGTTTAGAGTTGAGCCGTAAACGTTCGTTCCTGAGAAAATTTGAGGCCCGTTATAAAGGCGATACATCTGAATAAAGCCCCCGTATTTTTGGCCGAATGAGTTAATTAGAGTTTTATAATTGAAAGTCTGAGTGTTCTCCCCGTTAATATATACGGTGCTTTTGATCGTGCTCGGCGTCGGTTGCTCGATGTCCATAGCTACCGAATTAATGTGAGTATTCGGGTCGGTTTTTACGATATTGTAAGTGTATCGCATTTTAAAAATTACGTCCTCCATTGTCAGCCCGCAAAGCTCAAGAAATTCAGCGCGGCGAAGGCGACGTTTCGGGGTAATCGCTGCGCGGCTCTGCCATTTAACGACAGGGTTGCCGTTCGCATCTCTAGTGATTAATCGAGCCTTATAACCGACTCGCATCATTGGGTCAATCATTGGGTCGGCGACACCTTTCCAAGCCGTTTCGTATGGCTCAAATTCGAAATCTATTCCGCTTTCAGTTATATAAACGTTTTCGTCTACATAGTAAACAGTTTGCCCAGCCATTCCGCTCGGGCTTTCGTGCTTAACAAATGAGCTCGGTTTATTGAGGCGGTGGCCTTTTGGGGTTTCGCCTTCGTCGCTAAAATTCATTGAGTACATTAAACCCGCGACGTAATTCAAAACGTACATTCCGAACGGTTGGGGCGCGTTTTCGTAAAACTCAACGGTGTAATACGTGGTGAATTTACCGTTTACGCTTTCGGTGTTTTCATATACCCAGCAACCGCGTTGAATACGGCTCTGAATTTGGCCGTCGAATTGCCCGAAATGCTCGGGAAGGCCTAATATTTCTAGTGATTTTTGAAGATTTGCCATTGAATTGGGGGTTTTTGTTTGGCTGTGAAATTAGGGAAAAAAAAACTCTTTTCCGTTCAATAGCCAAAATATTAACGCAATGTCAAAAAACAATTTAAAAGAATCTTTGAAAGCGATTTTTTCAAAGTTTGGAATTGACCCGAGCGTTCACGGTATTAAACTCGAGGAGGTGGCACTAGAAACAGAAAGCCGCCTTTCAGACGGCACTCCGATTTTTACGAGCGCTGACTCTTTCGCTATTGGCGTCGATGTTTATACGAAGGACGAAGAGGGAAACAAAGTTCCCGCCAGCGCGGGACGTTACGAACTCGAGACGGGCGAATTTATCGACGTAAACGAGCTTTCTCAAGTGGCCGAAATGGGTATTCCTGAAATGGAGGAGGAAATGAGTAGCGACGATTTGTTGAGCGCAATCAACAAACTGAGCGAGCGCGTTTCAACCCTTGAGGGCGAAAAGGCCGCACTAGAAACCGAACTTTCTCAGGTTCGCGGCGAGGCTTCAAAAACCGCCGAAAACTTGGGCGCGGTTAAGGCTGAATTGGCCGCCGTGAAAAAACAACCCGCGATCGCATCCGTAAAGGAAAAAACATCTACGCGCGTGGTTTTGGGTGAAACCAAAAAAGAAAAGCCGTTTTCTCAAATGACACTCGGCGAGCGTATTAAAAATAATCTTCAAAACATTAAAAAATAATTTAAAGAATTATGGCAACTGCAATGAATTTAACGACGACCTACGCGGGAAAATATGCTGGTGAGTATATCCGCGCGGCGTTCTTGGCAAATGAAAGTTTGCAACACGTAACAGTAAAAGAAAACATCGATTACAAGCAAATCGTAAAGAAACTCGTTGACGATATTTCTTTCGAGGAGCCGAATTGCGATTTTACTCCGCTAGGCGAAATCACAATTACTCAGCGCGTTTTGACCCTATCGAAATTCCAAGTTCAGAGAAACATTTGCAAAAATGATTTTTTGACTGACTGGGCGGCGGGCGATTTTCAGCGCGGCGAGGTTGAGCCAGCATTGGCCGACACTCTTATCGCTAATATGCTCGAGGGTATCGCGGCGAAAAATGAAGACTTGATTTGGAACGGTGACGCTACGGCGAACCCAGGAACCGAATACGACGGTTTGATTACATTGATGGCGGCAGGCGGTGACACCGTTAACGTATCTACTCCCGTGGCTATCGACTCTACAAACGTAGTGGCCCAAATTCAACGCCTCGTGGCGGCCTGTCCGATTGCGGTTAAGCGCGCAACCGAAAAGCCGACTATTTTCATCGCACAAAACGTATGGGAAGCCTTTATGGTTGTGAACGCGGCGGCGGGAAATGGTTGGTATACTTTCGGAGGTCCTGAAATGCCTAAATCTTACCTCGGTTACCAAATCGCGGTTTGTGGCGGTCTTCCGAATAACCATATGTTAATGGCTCAAAAGTCGAATTTGTGGTTCGGTACAAACGTCCTCGCTGATTGGAATAATATTCAATTGGTTGATATGGGCCAATGGGCCGAAGATAACGTTCGTTTTTCTGCGAAATTCTTCGCGGGTGCTCAGTACGGTATCGGTGGCGACATTGCAACCTACGGTGCAAATTTCTAATAATAACGGGGGTGTAAAAGCCCCCATTTAAAATATAAAACTATGCCTTGTTTATTAACTTCAGGTTTTTTGCTCGAATGTAACGAGGGCGTTGGTGGCGTTAAAGAGGTGTTTTTCTGCAATTGGGAAGACTTTCAAAGCGGAATAACTATCGACGCTAACGGAATCATTGACGGCCTACCAACGGCGACAATTTTCCGCTACCAACCGAACCGCAACACTGGCGGCCTTACGGTTGTGCCTACGGCTAACCTCGAAAACGGAACTCTTTACTACGACCAAACGGTCGAACTCACTCTCGGTAAACTTTCAAATGATAAAAAGAAAGAGCTTGAGAATATGAGTAAAGCGAAATTGGCCGTTTTCGTTCGTTTATATGACGATCAAATTTTAATGGTCGGCCGTACCGACGGCGCTTTCCTTACTACGGGTTCCTATCAGTCAGGAAAAGCGAAGGGCGATTTGAACGGATACCAAATTACGGTTAACGCTCAAGAGCCAGGCCAACCCGACTTTTTGGAGGCTTACGACCCTAACACGGAAACACCGTTTCAAAATTTCGCGACTATTACAGTCGATCCAGCTTATTGATGGTTATTGGGTTACACTTTTAAACGGGGCGGGTCTTATTGCCCGCCCTTTTTAATAAACAAATGAATTATTTAAACATAAATCAGTCGGGGCAAACGCTCTATTTAAGTTTAAACGAATCGCGGCAATATTTCGCCGTGGCGTTTACTCATTATTTACTGATTCTTATCCACGAGGAAAATTCTACCGTGGGTGAGGAGTTGGCTCAAGTCCCGACTATTGTTTTAGAAAATCAAAGAATAACGCAATTAACTGTTACAACGGTCGGTTTAACTTTGCCTGGCCGCTATCGTTTCGAGGTTTACGGGCAAAATTCGGCCGTAAATTTAGACCCGAGTAACGCGGCCGTTGTTGGTCTTTGCCGAATCGGTTGGCTCGATTTAAATAGCTCGACGATTTATTACGACGTCCCTACCATAACCATTAACGACGATATTATTTACAATGGAAACCCATAACGTCAAAAGATTAACGCTAGCGGATTACACCGTTAAAAGCTCAGCCGAAAAAACCGACCGTGGAGGCTGGGTTAATTACGGGGTCGATAATCTTTTCCCCCAGTACTTAAATGAGCTCGCGGCTACGGGGGCCGTTCACGGTTCTCTGTGCGTTTCTATTGGCGATATGTTCGCGGGCAAAGGTCTCGAGGCTGGGGTTTATAATAAACGTTTGGAGGCCCTCGGCGCTTACGACGTTTTTTATGGTTGCGCCCACGATTACAAAAAATTTGGGGGGTATTACATTGAGGTAATTTATTCAGTCGATAGGCAAAGCGTGGCGAAAATTAGACACCTACCATTCGAAGAGTGTCGAATCGCGATAACAGGCGAGGAGGAGGAGATTTGCGGCGTTTATCATTCAAACGACTGGGCGAATACTAGAAAGAAAAGAAACAAGCCCGAATTTCTCCCCGTTTATAACCCAACTAACAACGCTGAGGAGCCGCGACAGGTATATTATAAGTTCGCTTATTGCGGGGCTAATATTTACCCCCGACCTGACTATTATTCGGCAATTAATTCTATTGAGTTAGCGCGTGAAATTTCGGTTTATCACGTGAATAATATTATGAACGGGCTTAGTCCGTCAATGATTGTGAGTCTCTTTCAGGGCGCGCCCGACCCCGAGGCTCAGCGAGATATAAAAAGAGATTGGGAGCGCGAGTTGACAGGCGCGAGAAACGCGGGAAAGTTTATAATGACTTTCAACGAGCGCGATACGCCGAAACCTGAGATAACTACTTTTCCGCTTTCGGATGCAGATAAACAATATGAGTTTCTTTCGAAAGAATCGACCTCGCTTATAATGGTCGCCCATCGTGTTGTAACTCCTTTGTTATTTGGTATTCGTGACGTGGGCGGCGGTTTCGGTTCTAATAAAGACGAAATGGCTGTCGGTTTAGAAATATTCACTAATCAAGTGGTCGAACCCGCTCAGCGAAAACTAGCGACGGGACTTGAGGAAATTTTGAGTTATGAAATGCAAGGGCTAACCATAACAGTAATTCCAAATTCGCCGTTAATGCTTACCCCGCCTGTTAAAGTGGATAGCACACCGCCCCCAGCCGCTCCCGTTATGGCTGAGGACGAAAAAAAAAAGTTCTGTGACTGCGAATCCCATAACGAAAATTTGAGCTCTGAAATAGCCGAGGAATTAATAGCGCTAGGAACCGACGCGCCCGAGGGTTATATTTTAATAGATAGTTACGAGGTCGATTACGAAAACGACGATTTAGAAAACGAGGAGCTAGTAAAAATCGAAGCGCACGAACTAGCGAGCACGGGAAGCGCCAAACCAATGGCGCCGAGCGATCAAGACGAAACGAACTATGCGGGCGTCACATTTATGACGCGCTATCGATATAAAGGCCGCGCCTCAAGTAATCGCGAATTTTGTAAAAAGATGCTGTCGGCTGACAAATTATATCGAAAAGAGGATATTGAGGCAATGGAGGATAAACCCGTTAACAGAGGGTGGGGGCCCAATGGCACGGATTATTACAATATTTGGTTTTATAAAGGCGGCGGCAATTGCCATCATTTTTGGCAAAAGGAAGTTTATATAAACGCGAAAGGAATTAACCCGCTGGCTAATGACGCGCAACAAATCGCGGTGAGAAGAGCCGAAAAAATGGGTTATACTGTGCGGAACGATATTCGAGTTAGTCTTTTGCCCGTGGATCAAGATTTTAACGGGTTTCTCCCAACCAACCCAGTTTACGGCGTTAACGGTAAAAATTATAGAAGATAATGGCTGAAATACTTTTAATAAGTGACGTGTATATTAAAAAATACACGAATGTAAATGGGGCGGTCGATCCAAATTTACTTTATCCGTCGATTTATTTGGCTCAGGATAAATTTCTAGCGCCTTATTTGGGAACGAACCTTTACGAAAAGATTAAAAACGACGTGGCAAATAATACCCTCTCGGGCGATTATTTAACCCTAGTCGACGATTACGCGCGGCGCGTGGTGTTATGGTGGTCAATGGTTGAGGCGGCCCCCGCTTTGACTTATAAAATTGATAACGCTACAATGGTGCAAAGAACATCGGAGGACTCTCAGCCCGTGCCCGACGTGGTTTTTAAGGACCAATTAAACAGGTGGCAAATGAACGCCGAACACTACACTTCGTTAATGGTCGATTATTTGTGTGCTAATTCGAATCTGTTTCCCGAATACACTAATAACGTTTGGCCTCAGCGTTGCCCCATCGGTATCAAAAAGGGCTCAAATACTTATTTATTCAGTTCGGGAAATACCGCCTCGAGCCGTACATATGGCGACAGAAGAATTAGCCAAATACCATAATGAAAAAACTAAACGAAAAAAAACGCTCTCAACTTGAGGCGCTTAAGAAATACGAAAAACAGTTACTTTCAAAAACGAAAAAAACAAAATGAGTTTTTTTACTTATCTTTCCGATATTATTAGCGATGTGAATAGCTGGGTAATGGGTATCATTATCGGAGTTCTTGGGAAAATATCTTATGAAATATACATGAAAAGAGCTCTTTCGGTTTTACAATGGGTTGCCGTTATTGGCCTCTCCATTTTTTGCGGCTATCAGACCGCTATTTATTGCCAAACGCACGGGCACGAAACAGAGTCAACGTGGGCCGTGCCAATGGCTACATTACTAGGTGAAAAGATTTTCATTTACGTAATGAGTAATTACAAAAACATTTTTACGGGAATACTCTCGTTTTTTATGCCGAAAAAGTAATGGACGCAAAGAATAAACGCCCGCCTATTTCTGAGCGCTTAAAAGGCTCAAAATTCAACGCCTTTTTAAAAGATAAGGTGAAACCCGTCGCGGGCGATATTCTCGAAATTGCGGGCGATATTACAGGAATTCAGGCCCTTGAAATGGTTGGCGCGTGGATTAACGGCCAAAAGCATAAAAGCGAAGAACACACCCAGCTTTCTCTAGAGTTTGAAAAGGCGCGTTTAAATTTTGAGCTTGAAATGACGCGGCTCGATCTACAAACCGATTTAGATTTTTTCCGCTCAGAGGTTGAGGACAGGAAAAGCGCACGGGAGCGGGAAGGTTTGTTTCTGCAAACCACAGGGAAAAGAGACTGGCTTTTCGGGGCGGTTGTAATCGTCGGTTTGGCGTTAACGGTTGGCGTGGTTTTGAGTCTAATTTTTATAGTGATTCCTATCGAAAATCAAAGGTTAGCAGATATGACGTTTGGTAGTGTTTTATCGATAGGAACTTCGATTTTTGCTTATTACGTGGGAAGCTCTCGGGGCTCTCGGGTTAAGGACGAAACGATAAGGAGCCATTATGGCAAAAAAGTTTAAATATCTCATTATTCATTGCACGGCCACTTATGAGGGTGTTGACGTGCCCGCGCAAAGAATCAAAGATTTTCACACCTTGCCACGTCCTAAGGGCCGAGGCTGGTCGCGGGTTGGTTATTCAGATTTAATTTTACTAGATGGGACGCGGCACAAATTTGTTGAGCACGATAACGACCTCTTTATTGACGAAAAAGAGATTACATGGGGAGTCGCCTCGATTAATTCAGTGGCCCGTCACGTTTGTTATGTAGGTGGGGTGAGTAGTAAAACAAAGAAAGGTTTAAACACGTTAACAGAGGCTCAGGACGCCGCGTTACAGGATATTATCGTTGAGGTTTTGAATTACGCCCCCGACGTTTTAATCGCTGGTCACAATCAATTCGATAATAAAGCCTGTCCCTCGTTTTGGGTTCCTTTGTATTTACGCGATCGCGGTTGCCCTGAGGCTAACATCTACACCGCCGACCCTTTTAAGTGGGCCAAACGGGGGTATAATAAATAAAAAAAGCCCTTTCGGGCCTTTTAAAAGTTATAAATTTCTTTTCCTGTTAGCTCATAAAGTCGTTTATTGACTTTTAATAATCGAGCTTTCACGGTAGCTCTTCGCCCGTTGGCGTTTCGTTTCTCGGTTCCGAGTAATTCAACCCGCTCTTTTCTGAGCGCCTCAATTTCTAACATAATCTTGAGGGTTTCGTTAAGTAGTTTCGGATTCATAACTCTCGATCTAAAAGGTTTTGAGCTAGGTGGCGGGCCTGTCTTATGCCATTGAGGTAATTTCTAAGCCCGTCGCTCATTTGAACGTTTTTTTCGCGATACTGACTTATAATCGCGTCGAGTTGTTCGATTAACTCAGAAAGGGAGGTCGTTTCCTGGGTCTTCATTGGTTTCCTTTTTTGGGGTTAAATCAATAGCCTCAATTTTCAGGCTCAAGAATTTTTTTCCCGTTTTGGATTCTTTCACCCAGCCGACTAGATTAAGCGTTTCGCCCCTCCATTTTACCGAGCCTCGGTAGTCGGGTTGAGTTCCTGTTTTCTTTTCGTTTTTGAATAGGGAACCTTGCCCCTCTTTTTGCTCAAAATTGCTCATTTTATATTGGTTTAATTGTTAACTATTCATTTTCCATCGTTCGTCGCCTGTGAGTT